TCATAGCAAGGTGTCCAGGTCCCCATGAACCAGGAGGATATACACCTTCTCCTGGTTCCACCATAGCAGGAATACCTCCCATAGCAAAGCCTCTCATTTTTTGCTCTGCGTTTCTATTCATTATTAAGGTTCCTGGTGGGAACATTCCACTTACCGTATCTCCTGAACCAGTACCAGGTACTGGTATGCCCCCAGTGGCGAAGCTATTTCCAGCTCTTTGTCTAAATTCTCCCATTGCTTTTTGCATTCTACCGCTAGCCATCTCCTCCTTATACTTTTCTAATTTCTGTGCATCTCTAGAAGTAAAGCTACCACCTGCCCGTCCAGCTTTTCTGTTTTCTAATACATCTATACCTTGTTGTAGATGGAATAATCTATTAAGGCGTTCAAATTCATTCTTCTTCTTTTTTCTATCTGGATCATCTTGCCAGTCTTCACCTTTACTCTTCTTCTTTTCCTTCTCCATTCTGTGGTATTGTTTTCTCATCTCCTGTTGTTCTTTACTTTGAGGTCCACCAAACCAACCACTAAACATTTGGCGGCCACCTTCTTCTAGAGCTTGCCCAGCCTTAGCTATCAGTGGCGTTAAGGCGCCAGGCAACCATTCAAAGAATTTCTCCCATCCTTTTACTGCTAGTCCTTTAATCTCTTCCCACCACTTCTCTCTTCTTTCTTTACTCAGTAATCCACCACTACCAAATAACCAATTGTTAAATTTATTCCAGTATTCTTTTCTCTTTTCTTTATTAAAGAAACCACTAGGACCGAAGACAGCATTCATCAATGCTTTTCTAAGCTTCCCATCATTCCAGAATGTATCCCATGCCGCTAATACAAGCGTACCTAATCCTAGTTTCCCAAAACTAAATAGACTTCCAAAGAATTTCATTATACCCTCTAGAAATCCTTTCTTAGCTTTGGTTCCCTCGCTCTTAGTCAGCCCCAACATATTTTGTAAACTGAAGTCGCTACTTGATCTCTTGGCTTTTTGTGCTCGTTGTTTTTTGATTTTATCTTCTTTACCCTGAGCTGCAAGTAATTTCTTGAGACTAGCATCGATAGAACTCAATTTCTTTTGAGTTTCCTTATCTGAACCTACTATTTTGGAAAGGGTAGACATGAGCCAGTTTTACTTTTATTTATCTGCTATTCCTAGCAGCCATGGCTTGTTTCTTCTTAAGTTCTTGGTTTTCTAAGAAGTTCGACAACAGAGAAGCCATCACATCTAATTCCCATGGAATAAGATCTTCTATTTCTGCTGTTCCCCACTGGTGATACTGTTTAAAGGCGAAGATGCGTTCATAATAATGGACAAGATTATTATGCATCATCGCCATTAGAAAAAATCAGCCAGTCCCTCTAGAGTAATCGTAAAGTCCATTCCTGTGTTAGGATTATGGCAGGTTATTTCGTGCCTCAGTCTAGGCATTGTCTCGAAGAAGCTTGATAGTTTTTTGAATTGTTCAGTAGTTAAGCCATCTAACCATTCTACAACTTCAGGTGGAGACATATCAGTGCTGTTAAATACTTCCTCATCCACTACAATTTGTACGATACATCTACCAATAGTTTCAGTGATGCTTTCCATATCATTGATGTCGATTCCATCCTGGAAGAATGATAAATCTGGATACCTCATCTTCACAAGGGTATTCTCATTGAGTTCTACTAGATTACTATGACCTTCTGTTCGTTTAATTCCAATCTTATCGATATTAATTTCATGTTCAGTTGAGAATGTATCATCATCTGGATCAGTAATTTCCACCTTAATCTTTTCACCAGCAGACTTAGCTCTTGTTTTAAGAAATAGGTATTCAATATCAAAGAGTGATAGTTCTTCTACATTAAAGCTAGCAGGAGATGTAACACAGTTCTTTAAAACATTCGAGATAGCATTAGTTACCTCATCACTATCACTAGATTCAGCAGCTAAGATAAGAATCTTTTCTTCTTTAACACTGAATGGATTATATTTAATCTTTTGTCCAGTGGACGGAATGGTGGTGCTATATTCTGGCCTAATATTACGAGGAAGAGCCATTACAAAGATAATATACTACAAGTATTTATGAGGGTATATTCTGGGTATTGGGACCTAGAATGGGGTTATAGTTTAAGCCACCAGGAGGACCCCCGTCATTGGATGTGTTGTCTGTGGTGACGCCAGGGGTGGAGGGGTTGGTTTCGAGCAGTCCTGGGTTGGCTGGGACTAGGTTCATGGTGCCTGGGTCTGTTGAGTAGGGGGTCTGACCGGGCACGAAGGGGTAGGGGATGTAAACCTTCTGTCCATTGGGGTAGGTATACCAACCAGGAGGGCTCATTCCCCCACCAGTATTAGAGAAACTGGGATTGGATTCGCTCATAATGCAAGCTCTTTTTCTGTGATTAATCTAAAGGTCCATCCTCTTTCTTTGCAGTACTTCCTTGCAGCTTTCCACTTTGCCATGTTCACTGCATAGGTTTGTACTTCATACATCCAGGACTTGGTTCTTCTTTTTGGTTCTTTGGATGGTCCATTGACTTGTTTGAGTGGTTTGATTTCCACCATCTCTCTTATGATTTTACCATCCTTCTTAAAGTCTACAATGAAATCAGGGAAGTACATCCTGTTTCTTTTTTGCACAGGATTATAGTAAGAGATACATTTCTCTTCACTCTGCCATGACACCACTGCATCACTAGCATCCAACCATCTCATAAAGGTTCTCTCCCAACTGGATCTATAAATGATCTCACTTGGATCTCCTTTATATTTCTCCGGATGTTTGGGTCTATATTTTCCCTTGAGAGTCTTAGACATACCCTCTAAATACTATATAATCATATTTAGATAGGAATGTCATACACTGCCGCGCAAGGATTATTGGCTAAGGGAGTTTCTCGTCCTACTTTATATTCAGTTAGGGTTCCTATGGTGAGCCCTAAGGTAAATGAATATTTAAGTTTCTTTTGTAAGGCTACTACTATCCCCGAAGCTAGAATAGATACAGCTGTGGCAGCTGGTCAGGAAGCCATGGGTGTGGTTAGACAGCAACCTACTTTGGTTACTTATGGTAAGCCTCTTACCTTTAGTATTCTAGAGAACAGTGAGTTCAGTACTTATAAAGCATTACGGCAGTGGTTTGATATGGTAGCGCTTAATTCTAATCCATCCAGGGGATCTTCTTTTGTGTTTGGTAGATCCCAGAGGATGTTATATTATGACGATTATATATCTGATATGGAGTTGGTTAAGTTAGAGCAGGAAGATTATGGTGGAGGGTATAAGGAGGTACTGAAGGTAACTTTCATGAATGCTTATCCTATTTCTATGGGGGCAATTCCTTTAGCATCTGATTCTTTTGATGCACAAACTACCTTTGATGTTTCATTTACATATGAGACATATAATGTATCAGCTCCTGGTTTGGATATGTTGAACATTAATAGTCTTATTCCTGGTCTACCTGGATTGATTAATCCTATATGGAATGCTGCTGAAGGTGTGGCTGGCCTCTTCAGATGACAGAGAGTAGAATAACTCCTATTATTAAAGAGTTTAAGCGCAATCCTAATTATAATATTAGGCTTCTACTTTCCTACCTTACTCCTAGTGAGATAGTTCCAGACCCAAATAAACATTATGTTTTTATATACAAAGCCAAGACTCCAAGAATTACCTATGATGCCCATCCTTTTATTCTAAGTGGTAATATTTTTCAATGGGGGTTTACCGGATATAACTATCATTGGAATGAAGTGAGACAATATACCTGGCCAGAGGTGATAAGTAATATATATGAGGTATATGATAATGAAGTAGATGAAGTTCAACAAATCCCTTTAGCTGCATTTAAATCAACATGACGGAAAGTATTACCATAAAGGTTACTGGGACCCCAACAGGGTCTTTGAAATATCCAGCGCAACTGAAGGAAGGTCAGACCGATTATGTTGTCTTTCAGCATATGGAATATAGAACTAATAAATCATATGATTCGCAAGAGCAACATATACTAGAGAACGCATCACCACCACCCACTGGTAATGTTATTACTCTATACATGCCTAACTCTACTCCTCAGATAGGTAATGCACAAGATTGGAATGCTCAGGGATTTGGTGGAGAATACGGAGAGAGGGCTGTTGATATAGGTATGGCAATAGCAGGAGGACTATCTAATGCTAAGTTACCTGGCCTTGGGGATGGTCCTGGGCTTGCAGAGGCAGGTCAGGCTGTTGCTAGGCAGATTAGGGAGATATGGGATGGTGGTGAGATTGGAGCTATTAGGCAGATGGGGCTGGATGCTGTAGGAAGAGCCACCGCAGGAAGTGCTAATAATCTTTTGGCTATGCAGAGAGGAGAGATTTATAATCCTAACGTTGAATTATTATATCAAACACCTAAGCTAAGGAACTTTAATTTTAACTTTAACTTTCTTCCTAAGAGTGCAGCAGAATCTCAAATTGTGAATAAGATTATCAAAGAATTTAAAGTATGGAGCGCTCCCGAAGCAGCTGGATCTATGTATAAGGTACCTCATATTTGGGAGGTATTTTATATGAGTGGTGGTACTACTAATAAGAACATGAATAGATTTAAGAAGGCTGCTTTGACGGGAGTTACAGTTAAGGCTAATTCAAATCAGGATATGCATATGTCATTCCCTGATGGTATGCCTGTCTCCACTGCCTTGAGTTTGTCCTTTATGGAAGTTGACTTCATCACTAGAGAGGATCAGGAAAACTCAGACACTCATCAAGGATACTAATGGCTACTCCAAAGTACTTCAGGAACTTTCCTAATATTCAATATGCTATTTCTGTTAATTCAGCAGGGATTCCGAACTATATTACTATCAAGGATTACTTTAATCTTTTAAAGGTAAGAGATGATATTTTCAAGCAGGAAACTTTATATACAGATTACTATGTGAAGAATGGAGAACGTCCAGATCAAATCTCCTATAATACCTATGGTGATGAGCAATACTATTGGATTGTATTACAGATTAATGAGATTGTAGATTACTATAATGATTGGCCACTATCACAACTTGAATTGAATCAGTTTATCCTCAACAAATATGGTAGTGATGCAGCCGCTGCAGAGATTCATCATTATGAGACAGTGGAAGTTACTGACACTGTTTACACTACTGCTCAAGATGTAGACACTCGTAAACGTAGTGAAAAGAATATACTATTACATGCAGGCTTAGAAGTGCCTGAAGACTTTGTGTTTTATTATAAACCTATACTAGGTTCGTCTGTTGTTTTAAGTTCTTTACCTGTTAGTGTTACTAATAGGGAGTATGAGGATAGATTAAATGAGAGGAAGAGTCAGATTCAATTGCTTCAACCCAAGTATGTCTATGATTATGTGAGGGAAGTTCAAAAGTATGGAAAGAACTTAAGTCCACAAAGAAGCTTCGTGGACCTAAGTTCTGTAGTAAGGGCTTAGTTATCAGCTAATTTCTTAAAGTAGTTGAGAACATCATCCCCATCAGTGTCTTCTTCTCCTGCGTCTTCTAGGTTCACCCCCTCAGTAACCTCTGTCTTTTGAGGCTTGAGGTTCATAGAGATTGATGGATCAGCTTGCTGTCTCATCGTTCTAGATTCATCAGAAGTGATGGTTTCTACTTTCATACCACCTTTCAGATTCAACACAAGGTTGAGTCTTTCCTGGAGCTGCTCGAAGGTTTTGAATGCCTCGGGAGAAGCAATAGGGAGGAGTTTGTGTTGACGATTCCAGATGGATTCCAACTGGGAATCATCATGATCCTCTAGGGTTGCTGCTTCCTTAAACTCAGAGGAGTCATAGTTAGGATAGCCAGCTACCTTCTTAGCACGCAGCTTGAAGTCTGCACCAGCCCAGAAGTCGAAGGGATTGATACCCTCACGTCCTTCCAGTTCATCTCCATTCACAGCATCCATGATCTTATCATGGATCTTCTTACCATAACGGAAGAGGAATACTTTACCCTCATTCTCAGGGTTGCCTGGATCTTTTACAACATAGATGTTGGAGTAGTAGGAGAGCTTACGCTTCTGCTTACGTACTTGATCCTTCAGGCTTTCATCACCTGAGTTCCACAGTTCCCTGTTGTAGTTACCAAGGGGATCAGGTTGCCCAATAGTGGTACGTGAGTTTTCAATATACCAACCACCAGGACCTTGGAAGGCATGGGAATAGAGCTTAACAAAAGGCATATCCTCACCATCAGATGCTGGGAGGAATCGGATAATAGCAAAGCCATTACCTGCCTTATCTGTTGTCAGTTTCCAGAACCTTTCATCCACTGTACCTACCTTAGTAGTCTTCTCAAGCTCCTTCTGAAGCTTATTGAAGATGGATGATTTGTCCTGTTTGAGTTGTGAAAATGACATTGGATTCGTCGGATTCGATGTGTACAATTAGCAAGAGTTTTGGGACTTCGGCTATGGTCCGGGGCTGAACTTAGATTGTAGCACCTTTTTGTACTGCTGTGTAGGGATTGACAGGAAGGGCTTATACTTTTTAATCTTAAATGATATCCCCTCCCATAATGGATCCTTGAGATTATTATCCCACTCCTTCATGAAGCCTAGAACCATGTCACAGATGAGAAGCGATTCGAGGGTGATTTTCTTTTGTAGATAGAGTTTGAGGGCAGGCGGGTGTCCACTATTTTGACCGTGTGTAGTGCCAAATAATGTGTTAAACCCATAGCTGTTCCTCTCCATATAGTCAACCACTGTGTCACAGTCCTGGCCAAACGTGTAGGAGAGACTGTCCATCTGTTTTTGTTGTGCCAGATACCTAGCTTTACCATCTCTTTTAATATCGCCGATCCAGACTTTCTTTGGATCCTCTGCTTGTATGAAGGAAGCAAGCATATATCTCTGTACCTCCTCCTTCTTAAGCGAGCGAGCGAGGGTCTCGAAGAAATAGTAGTCGTTGCGCTGCTGGTATGTCGTCTCCTTCGCTTTAACCTTTCCGTCGTATTGGAAGAAGTCGAAGGTTGGGTTGGAGAAGTGTTGTTTGAATGCAAGGTACATTCTGTATACATCAAAGCCATGGATCATTGATTAAATGAGAAACGAGTGATGGTGTATCTTCCTTCTCCTTCTATTGGAGGAACCTCATGTTTAATAGGACCTAAGAAAACAACACCTGTATTACTCTTACATTCTAGCACTTCTGAGTAGTCTGTAAAGATCAGGTCACCACCTGTAAAGGGTTTAGGTTCGTCATACATCCATATAAGAGTGGTGAAGAATGATCTATCAAAGTGGCTGTTATAATACTGACCACTTTTATATCTACTAACCAGGTAGCTATGCTTATTACATACAGATAAGCTACTTGCAAACCATAAGGAGGGTATCTGTTCTATCAACTCATCAAATAAATGATTACCACATAGTCTATACAGGGATGATCTCCAGTTAAGGTTAGCTAAACCGGTAGCCTCATTGTTCTTTAATGGTATTCCTTCTTTAGTAGCAGTGCCTGTAAGTTGAGGGGGAAGTAGAACCTTATCCATTCTATGCAACTCTTTCATTACCTGAGGGACTTCTTCTGGATCAAAGACGTCTTCCAATAATACATGTGGGTGAGGAGTTGATACCCAAGTGGCTTTCATACTGGCAACTTAGCTCTGGAAGTTTTCTTAAGATAGTTAAGTTCAGTAGCAATATACTTCACCTTTTCCTTAAGGGGTTTAGAGATGAGCTTTCCTACTGACTCTAGTTCAATGCCATTCTTCTCACAATACTCTACAATAGCATCAATGTAGTTCATATTAGTAGCAAGCACTAACTGTTCTATATCCTCAGCAAATTTATCTTTACTGACGAATTTATCATTGATTGCCTTGGTGATTTCATTGGGATCAGGCATCTCGATACTGAATAAATTGACTAACATAATGACGAAGGGTTTTTAAGTAATTCATAACATTACGGCGTTCTACTATTTGGACATCGCCGTTATGTCCAACTAAAAATACAACTAGTTTCTTGGGAACTACACCAGTTCTTTCAGAGAACATTGCCCAGTAGGCAGAGAGTTGAACAAAGTAATCTTCCAACCACTCTTCAGGTTTCTCTTTCTTGGAGGTCTTGAAGTCAACGATAGCAAGTTCACCATCCACTTCACAGATAAGGTCCACTGCACCTGCTAAGCATAACTTAGAGGAGTACATGTGTGTCTCTTGTTGATAGATATTATTGAGTCTCTTGTCCATGTGAGGCTTAGCCGCCTTGAACATCTGCTGTACAACAGGGACTTGATACTCATCTAATTCTGTGTAGTCTAGGTTGTTGATATAGTATTCTGCTACCAAATGGAACTTTGTTCCAATATTAGTAGCATACTTTGATACTCTATCTGCTTCTTCATTGCCTACTTTCTTTCTCCACTTTGCAAACTTCTCTTTGTTAATAAAAGAAATGACTGAGGTGATAGATGGATATGATAGTGCTCCATCTATTTTATAATATCGGATGTTGTCTTCATAGAGACGTTGCATCTCTCCAAATTGCCACCTATGCTCATCACAATGTGTAAACATTACTGCCCAATTCCACTAGCGTTTTTGGCTAGGAGATAGTTTCTAACCAAACCTGAGCGACAGATATCATCTATGCTCATTTCAATAAGTTCAAAGTCCTCAGGCATTAGCTCAAGAATTCTCATGAAATCATGGATTCCATTCTTCTCATTGGTCTTGGTAAGATCAGTCTGCATAGCGTCTCCACAGAAGACGATACGAGAATTCTCTCCTACTCTAGTGATTATACTATCTAACTCATGAAAATTCAAGTTCTGCATCTCATCGATGATGACCACACTGTTGTCCAGGGTCACACCACGTAGGAATGAAGTGCTCCAGAACTTGATGGTGTCCTGTCCTTTCAATGCACCATACAGCATCTCAAAATCATTCTCATTGCCCAACTCAAACATGTATTTCACCATGTTCTTGTAGGGGATTTGATAGAGAGAAGATTTATCTTCATGATCTCCTGGAAGGAAACCAATCTCTCTGGTGGATACTAATGATCTTACCAGGTATACTGATTGATAGTTGGGAGTAGCCTTCAGGCAGTCATACAGAGCCTTGTAGAGGGCACAGAATGTCTTTCCTGTCCCAGCACACCCATAGACGAACAGGTGCTTGCCTGCATCCCAGGCATCAAACATCTTCTTTTGATTATCAGTGAGAGGATTAACATCCACCATTAAATCAGTGGTGATTGGAAGCCTCCTTTTAGTTTGCTTCCCTCTTGTTTTAGTAGCCATTAGTACAAGTCCCTCGCTCTACTGCCATTGATACTAGCTACTCCATCGAGTACCTTGCGCCAGCCAGGATGTTGATTAACGAGCTTATGTTTCCACTCACCCTCATCTACTGGGCAGGCATGGCCTTTACTCCAATCCCTTTTCCATTCTGGATTGTCCTCATACCATTTCATAATCTGGGTTACAGACATCTCGACGATCTTTTCTTCGCCTGTTTCTGTGTGCTTTACTGGATACGTTGCCATAATTTATTTAGAATTGTAAAACTTGTTGTTCGTATCTCTCCACTGTTGGATGATACTTAAGGTACTCTCTGAATGTCATCTTCATTTCCCTTTCACTCATTCCACAATGCTTGGCAGCAGTGGGTAGGTTCATAGTAGCATGGAAGAGTGCTTTGTTTGCTTCTGCTACGTTATAGGGGGTAGTTTTAGTCACCTTGTCCTAACTCCTTACAAGCAGCTGCTACATCAGGGAACACTTCTTCAAATACTTTCCTACATTGGAGAGCAACTACTCTATGTTCCCGTTGTGTGGCTTCCTGAGAGCGAAGGTTGATGTAATGAATCCAGTTTCTACAACTGCCAGTCATATAAATCCTGGTTGATGTAGCAAGTGGTAGGACAAATCTAGCACACTCCTTGGCAACACTATTGTCTACTAACATATTGTAGAGGTGTAATCCCTCTTCAAAGTGAGCCTTTATTTTCTTTTGGTAGTCTTCGACCATGCCCGGAGGTAGATCGGAGTGAGAGCTTTGTCTGTTCTTAGTGTCTTGACGCCTAAGATCAGGAAGATTGATAGCAATATCAAGTAGGTTGGGGTCGGCATAGCGTTGTGAGAACTCTTGGAAAGTAAATGAGCGGTGTCTTAATATCTGAGCAGCAATGCCTCTGGTGGTGTTAATTTCCACAGTCATGCTGGCTGTCTCAAAGATAGACCAGTGCTCGTGTTTGATACAATATTTGAGGAGACCTGCAGCAGTGTGGAAGGCTTCCTGATTGTGTGGGTTAGAAACCCTTGCTGTGTAGGTGATAATATCTTGGGGTGACTTACCCGATAGTTCTCCTGCACCCATGGTGTGGGAGATCAACTTCACTTCACTCATAACCAAATCCTTTTTTCTGTTTGTTTCGGAGTTTGCGGGCTGCACGTTGAACCTTCATGATGATCAACTGCTTTTGTAGATAGAGAATCTCCTCTTTAGTATAGAGGGCTCTCTTCTTATCATCTTCAAGAAGTTTCTTTATTAGTTTGTAAGTTCGTTTCTTCTCTCCCATTTAGTCTGGGTCTCCATCATCGTCGTTATTCTCATAGTATTCTAGCACATCCTCATAGGTTGTGCCCATAGTATACTTGGAAGCATCAGCATAAATCTCTGCTTCCAATTCACCCAATACCCTTTTGAGATCTTTGTAGATCTTCTTTAAAGATTCACGTTTCATAGTCCAAGTTCAGGAAATGCATCAATCACATTTTGCTTTGTGATTTTATATTTGGTGGTAAGTTTCTTATCTTTAATAAGATCTAACACCTGAGATTCTTCAGGATGGAGAGCCTCTAGGAGTTGAATCCAGAGTTGTTCTTTCCTTAGCTGAGGAATAGTGGGAGCCTGTTGATTAGAACAACCATACCAGGTAATTCCATTTACTGTCTTCTTAATAAACTTAGGGAGCATTCTGTGCTCTGTCATAAGAAGCTGATGCTCTACTCCTTTAGGTCTATCTAAAGCTTTGAAGGGAGTCTTACCTTCTGGGAACATAAACTCAATGGTGTCTGAGAAGTTACAGAGTAGGACTGTAGTGAGAGCTTTGGTCTTATATTCCTGAAGAATCTTTACCTTTGTTGCCTTAGTCTTGGCATTAGATACTCTTTGGAGTACCTCAGAGATTAAAGTTTTAGTTACAGGAAGCTTAGGGGTAGCTGGTCTAGCCATAATTTAATTAAGAGAATTCATCTAGGATATCTTGCAGATTATAATCAATAAAGTAATTGAAGTTGATAGAAGTTTGAGGCTTACACTTATGGTAGTAAAGTAAGATCCTATCTATAATCGGTTGTGGTATTTGGGTGAAGTCAATCAGTTGAGAGTTTCTTTTCCAGTTGCGAAGACGAATATAATTTGTGAAATCCTCAGGGTCCATGCTCGCCAGAGAAGCAATCTTCTCTTTACTCATCTTCTTTTGAGGCTTCCCTTCTACAATAGCATTATCGCAGGTAAGGATGTTAGGAATACCATCAGAGCGATCACCACGGATGATGTGCTCCTGTAGATATTGAACTGGATTCTCATGCTCAATCCATCTGTTTCTGATAGGATCATACTGCTTCACTTGTGGATACTTATGAAGCTGAATGAAATCCTTATCAGCTGATAGGATAAGCATAGGTTCTGGCTTAGTCTTCCTGATGTTGTGCCTCACAATGGAAGCAATAACATCATCAGCTTCAGCTCCTTGAACCTGAATGACTTGATAAGGAAAGTTTTCCCTTATTTCATCCCTAATCTTATTTAGTACGGAAAATACCATATCCCAATCATACTTGGAATTTTCCCTCTCCTGCTTGCGATTCTTTTTGTACTGGGGGAATACTTCTCTCCTCCAATAGTTCTTATCATCATAACAGAGTATTACTTTTCCATATTCATCTCTAAACTTGCGTTGAATACGACCAATGACTCTAACCACAGACTTGCGGATAGAGTCAATGTTGATTTCATTCTCAATCTTATGACGCACCATAAGATGAGAGATTGCGATTTGATTCGCATCTACTAGGACAGCCATGGGCTTTACCCTCATTACTGCTCTTATTATAGCATCCTTTGGGTACCCCGTCAATCCTCCTCTTCATAGTGGATGTCTTCTTCTGGGTTGAAGTTCTCTGGATCGAAGCCAGGTTCAAATGTGATAGCCATGTAGTCTCCTCTATCTATATTTCCTTCTTTATCAAACAGCTCAGGGTGAGGGTTCTTTTTAAAGAGATCCTCAAAGTCATGCTTTTCGAAATTCATATAGGCTATGAATCTCTCAGCTCCTAACCATCCACTTATAAATCCTATTGAAAGGAAAGCAAATGAAAAGAGCATAGTTATAACACTTTGATCCATGATGGCTCCTAGTTAATATCTTTAACTTTAAGTTGAAAGAGAAATTCTTTACCTAAAAGTTTGAATTGGATTGTGTGCTCATAGATTAAAGGGTCCTCCTTTAAGTATTCTTGTGTGGAAGGTGAAGCTATCATCACCTTCATGCCTCTATTCATCATACAAATTTGTTCTGGATTAAGTACCTAACTGTATCTTTCATCCCTCCGATGTGAGTAGATTCACAATGAACCTGGGGGAATGTTTTATTGCTGCCAAACTTTTGAATAAATTGTTTCTTATCAAAGTCAGAACCTAAGATAAACTTCTCATAATTAATTCCTTTCTCATCCATAAACTGTGTGAGTTTCTCACAAAACCCGCAGTTATTTTTAGAGTAGACGTAAAAGGTTTTATCGGAAGGCATAAAAATAGATGTGCTGGGGTGGCACATCTAATTATAACATATTCAGTTGTGTATTTTAATCAACCACCAGCATTAGATCTGCTTAGGTAGATTAGGGATGACAGCCACATGAGGGTAAAGATAGCAGCAATGTATTCCATCAGAAGATACCAGGAATAATCTGTCCTGTGAAAGCATAAGCAGCAATTGCTGCC